GAAGCGTACTGGATTCAATGATCGAAATTCTCGACAGTGTAACATTGACGGAAAATGCTTATGATATAACTTTTCAATCCGATAATAGAGAAGGGACATATTATGTTCTTTCAAATCCTCCAATGACAAGCGAGCGGGCATCACAACAAACACAACTCCAATCACCTTACTCAATAAACTATACATTGACAGGTATAAGCACAAAAACAGTTAGAAATGCAGTTACGATGCTTATGTATAAGTCACCAAGTGACAGATTACTTGACTGGTGGGCACCGGGAGTTACGCTTGGAGATGGAACAGTGAATGTACAACTTATAGGCAACAGACAACAATATGCGTACTTATCAGGGTTCACATATTATCTGCTCAGAGTAAAAGGAACATAAGAAAGCGAGGTAAAACACAATGAATAGGGAGATTTACAAGGTATTCGCAACACAGATCGTAACCAGTAACGACCATCCCGAAGGACTTCTTTCTAATGTAAGCGGTTTCCCGAAACCGTTTGATTCCCGTGATTACAATGCCACGGCAGACAATCCGAACGGTGACGGCGAGATTGCTCTGCTTGATGCAAGGGCAGAGTTCGCCAAAGAAGTGGTCACTCTGCGGACGGCGAATAATCCGACCCGTGTTGGTTGGGTCGTAACTCTGCAACGCACATCGGATGGTAAGGAAATCGACAGGTTCCCGTTTGGCGGTTATCCCGACATGACTCCCCCAGAACCGGAAGAAGAAACCGAGCCGGAAGTGACGGGTGAGGGTGAATAATGGATAATGAAAAAGTCGTTCCAGAATGGAACTATTCCGAATTTCCGGGAGTGTATTATTTCTTTTGCAGATCATGTGGCAATGGGATAAGCGAAGGAACACAGGAATGTCCTATCTGCAAAAAAGAGATTGATTGGGAAAATTGCTTTCCGGGATGTCGAATCCGGTAAAATCGCAACTGTCTTCTATCGAGTTTATTGTGAAAGGGGATTAAAAATGGAACCGTGGGTGATTGTTCTGATCGGAACCCTTGCCGGGGTTGTTCTCGGTTATGTGCTGAGATATCTTGGTGACCGGATGTAAAAAGATCGGAAGATTGTCATATCTGGTATTTTTGTCAATGCGTTCTATGAAGTTTATTGTCCGCAATAAGTTAGAACCGGAGGTTATATGGAAACAGAAAAAAAGATATTGGATGTTACTTGTGGAGCAAGGACGATTTGGTTTGATAAGAATCATCCTGCAGCTGTGTTTTGCGATAAGCGCAGAGAAAAATACCAGCATTTATGGAAAAACGCAGGAAACTGCACACTGGATATTAATCCTGATATACTTTGTGACTTCACTGATCTTCCATTTCCGGACAACAGTTTCCCGTTAGTGGTTTTTGATCCGCCACATTTGACTGGAGCAAAAGAAACGGCATGGCTTGTGAAAAAGTATAGCAAGTTAGAAGAAAACTGGCCACAGATGATTCATGACGGATTTATTGAATGTATGAGGGTTTTGAAACCTGACGGCGTTCTGATATTCAAATGGTCTGAATATGACATTCCGGCTGACAAAGTGTGGAAAGCAATCGGACAAAAACCGTTATTTGGACATCACAGCGGAAAGAAAAGTAATACATTCTGGGGTTGCTTCATGAAGGGGCAATTGTAATTTAAAGTACTTAAAAATTAACACCAGAGAATACTGGTGTTACCGTGGAATATTTGGTACAATGATCTGGAGAGAGCCGGACACGCTGAGTCATCTACGGATGAATGCGGACTAAGTTCGGATAGTAAGTAACCGACAACCACCCAGCTACGGAGTCCGGTGACTGTTGTCGGTCTGATAGAGGAAACGGGCATGGGAATCGGCTCATGCCCTACCTCGTTCCAGACGGGGCAGGAGGTAGAAGATGCGTGACGAAGACGAAATGAATTTGCTTGAAATTGTTATTCAACACGATCTTGAGCATTTCAATATGATCCCAGAGCAAACAGGGAATGACGCTTTGCTGCTTGAGATTTTTAAACATATATTTGAATATGCAAAAGAGTTACGTCAGCAAATCAAAACAGGGGCTTAATAACCCCTGTCCTTGAGCCAGACATCCAATGCTTTCTTAATCACCCAGCTTTTGTCCCGTTCCTCATCCTCGCAGTATTTGGTGAGACGGGCGAATACATCAGGTGGTAAGGAAAAACCGGACTTAACCGCTCTTGGCTTTTTCGGTTTTCCGTATGGAGGTCTGCCCCGGTTTGTGCGTGGTTCACTCATAGCACTCACCTCTGACCACATTGTACCATGAGCTGTCAAGTTTATTGTGTGTTCTGCGGTGAAACGCTGGAAGCATTGAAAATACTGGTACAACAGGGATCAAAAATTTGATTGTACTTAAATTAACTCGATAAACATTATCAGGTAAACGGGCAGCGCTAATTAAAGCATTTGCCCGTTTGCTTTAATTACGAGGTGGTCGTATGTGGATCTGGGTTGTCGGTGCGTTTATCGTCGGCGCGATATTCGGAGCATTAATCATGGGTGTACTATGTGCTGAAAGTGCCAACATCTATTCCCATGAGGACTGGTGGTGGGAGGATGAATAGTGTGGTGATAACCTGATGGCGAACGTGGTCATCAATTACCAGCCGACGCCAAAGCAGGCAATGTTTCATGCCAGCAAGGCGAACGAGATCCTGTACGGAGGCGCGGCTGGTGGAGGAAAAACGAAGGCGCTCATTATGGACGCCTTTTTTCGTTGCCTGAAAAACCCAGGAACAACAGCAGCGATCTTCCGGCGGAGCTACGGCGAACTGGAAGACACGGATATCAAGGAAGCGCAGGCCAGTTATCCGGAGAGTCTTGCAACGTACAACGCCGGACGGCACGAATTCAGGCTGATCAACGGGAGCAAGATCTTGTTCCGGCACTGCGAGAATGAAGCGGACCGGTTTAAGTACAGCGGTATTGAAATCCAGTTCCTGTACTTTGACGAGCTGACAAGTTTTGAGCAGACGATCTATGACTTCATCAAAACGCGACTCCGCGCAAAGAAGAGCCTTGGCGTTATACCGATTGTCCGGTCAGCTTCCAACCCTGGGAACATCGGACACGGCTGGGTCAAGAAGATGTTTGTGGACGCAGGACCGTACATGGAAATTCAGACGCAGGAGATCTGGTCTGAAACCCTGCACAAGGCAAAGAAGATACGGACGCAGTACATTCCGGCCCTGGCCACGGAGAACCCATTCATTACAGACGATTACATCTTTGAGTTGGAGCAAAAACCGGAAGCCCTGAGACGGGCGCTCCTCATGGGCGACTGGGATTCCTTTGAAGGGCAGGCTTTCCCGGAGATTGTGATTAAGCCGCAGAACAAGGACAGGCTGTGGACGCACGTCATCGAGCCGTTCGACATTCCTCTGAGCTGGCCACGGTACTTCAGTTTCGACTACGGATACAGCGATCCGTTTGCCTGCCAGTGGTGGGCGATGGATCACGAAGGCCGCGCTTATATGTACAGGGAATGGTACGGCTGCATACCGAACAAGGCAGATAAAGGACTGAAGCTGACGCCGTCACAGATTGCAGACGGCATCTTGGAACGGGAGGAAAGCGAGATCCAGGATAATCTCCGGATCATGCGGACGGCAGACCCGTCCATCTTTGACAAGAGCAGAGGGAACAGCATTGCAGACCAGATGGCACCAGGATACATGGGACGGGCGAAGGGAGTGCTGTTCAGCAAAGGCGACAACACACGGCTGGCCGGAAAAGCGGAGGTGCATGAGCGCCTCCGTTTTGATAAAGACGGAAAACCGATGATGTATATCTTCTCCACCTGCAAGGACTGGATACGGACGGTGCCCAACCTGCCGTATGACGAGAAGAAGACAGAAGACATTGATACAGACGCAGAGGATCACGACTACGACGCGACCCGGTACTTCCTGATGGACCATCCGATGACGGCCAGCAAGAAGCCGCCGAAGGAATACAAGCCATGGAGCCCATTCGATGAACATTAACAGGGCGGCAATTCGCGTGCACACACAAAATAAAAATGAAAAAGGAGGAATCTCCCTGTTCGGTTATTTTGGTCTGTTGCCGCCCTGTTAATTATATAGAGGTGAAGAGCTATGAATGAAAACGAGATTCTGGATTACGAGTACCTGGACAAACAGCCTTTGGACGAGAAGGACAAGGAGCTGCTGGAGACGATCTACACACGGCTGGATCTGTTTGAAGAGATGAACCGTCCGTACCACGAGGAAGCGAAGAAGTGCCGCATGATCCTGCACATGGAAGATCCGGATCAGGACGATGCCCGTACCATTGAGGAAAACGGAAAGCGGACGCTCCAGCTTCAGACGCTGAAGAGCACCATCAATAACGTGGTAGCTGATCAGATGCTGAGTATGCCGGAGGCAAAACTGCTGCCGGAGACGGCGGACATGCAGGAGGCTGCGGACGATCTACAGGACATCCTGCACTATGTGACCTACTGCGCGAACGATTACGAGCAGCTTCACTACCGGCGGTGCGAGGACTTCTACACGACCGGCACAGCGATCACGCAGGTGACCTGGGATGAGAGCATGGCCTATGGCAAGGGCGAGATCGCACTGATCCGCTGGCCCGTCGAAGCCTTCCTGTGGGACCCGACTGCCGAGCGGCTGGATGACTGCCGAGCCGTGATGAAGGTTAGCTGGCATCCGCTTTCCTACTATCGTGCCCACTGGCCGAAGGAAGGAAAGTATGTGAACAGCGACAACCATTCGCATAACGACGTGGGGCTGACCGGTGCCCAGGAGGATGCGGATCATCATGATGATGAAGACCGCGCTCTGCTGATCGAATACTGGTGGAGGGAATACAACGCCAGTACCAAGCGGTACACGATCAATGTTGCCTACGCTGCCGGGAATGCACTGCTGTACAAAGAAGAGGACGTGTACAACCATGGCCGGTATCCGTTTGTGATCGATGTGCATGACAGCATCGAGGGCTGCCTGGTTGGGCGAGGGCTGGTCAGTGAGCTGGCTCCGATGATGAAGTACATCAACCGGTATGCATCTTATGCTGATATGAATGCCCGGATGAGTTCCAAGGGCAGGATGCTGACACGGCGCGGTTCCGGTATTGACAAAGATGCGCTGACGGACTGGACCGTGGATGTCATCGAAGGCGACCGGATCGCGCAGGGTGAGGACTGGAACTGGATGCAGAATGCTCCGTTCAACAGTACGATCACAAACCTGATGACGATGTTCCAGAGCGACCTGAAGGCTGACTCCGGCGCGAACCAGTTCACCCGTGGCGAGACCACGGGCGGTATTGTTTCCGGCAAGGCGATCAATTCCCTGATCCAGGCAGGCGGCAAGGTATCCTCCATGCGGACCGAGCAGCTCAAATACGGGAACAAGGAAATGTACGAGCAGGAGAACTGGCTGGCCTCGCAGTTCTACGATGATGACCGGACCGTCATGATCACAGGTAGGAAGCAGAGCATCAAAATAGACACCAAGAAGATGTTCGGAAAGAAGTCAAAAGGCGTAAATCCTCCTCCGTATGCGGTGCAGATCGAGATCAACAGCAAGGACCCGCAGCGGATTGCCAACCAGAACCAGATGTTCATGGAAGCCTATACGATGAGCGCACAGGCACAGCAATTTTTCCCGCTGAGTGCGCTGTTCCAGATTCTGAACCTGGACGGCAAGGACAAGATCCTGCCGGTGATCCAGGCGAACGAGACCTACCAGCAGCAGATGCAGGCCATGCAGCAGCAGATTGAGCAGATGGGTGCTCAGATGGAACAGATGGCACAGGAGAACAACAATCTGAAGCAGACGGCCATGCAGATGAGCAATACGCTGTCCACGATCAGCGCGAGGCGCGGAGGCGGGCAGCAGAACGAAGGACAGCCAGCGGGTGGTCCGGAGAGCCCTGACGCGATTGTGAACCAGGCGCGGAGCATGATGGGCCAGCAGACCGGCGCTCCGCTTCCCACCTAAGAATCAGACCGCACGAGCGATTTGATATAGACAAATAACAAGGAGATGATCTGGATGAAACTAAAAGGAAGCTGGGCCGCCGGAACGACTTATGATGTCGGAGACGTCGTGCGGTACACAAACGGTGACGTGTGTATCCTGCAAAAGCCGTGCAAAGCCGGTATTACTCCGCTGGAGACAGCCTTCTGGGGCAGAGCGGACAACGTAACCACGGCCATTGTCAATATCGCCATGGACGCAATCGAGATGGCTGGCGGCGATGCGCTTGCTCTGCTTGAGGACGATCTGACACAGAGCACCGCCGGGAAGAAGGCGCTGGACGCGCACCAGGGCAAGGTGCTGAAGGAGCTGATCGATGCAATCGTGGTACCGACCAACATCAGCGATGACGCAATCACACTGAAGGATGAATCCGACAATGAGTACCTGATCACTGTGGACGCTTCCGGAGACACACCGGAGCTGGTTGTGACAGCGATCACGAACGAATCGGCAGGAACCTGACGGAGGTGAGAGGCCATGAACTGGGAGACAATCATCGTTGCACTGATCGCGGCTGCCGGACCGCTCATCGGGACGATCCTCACGATCCGGCAGCAGAGCCATCTGATTGAATACAGGATGGATTTGATGGAGGACCAGATGAAGAAGCTGTCAGACAAGGTGGACAAGCATAACAACTTTGACCGGCGGCTGTTAGTTATCGAAACAAAATTAGGACTTAAACAGGAGGAAAAGGCATCATGAAATGGGACTGGAAAGAATGGGCAATCGCGGCACTGATCCGGGCGGTGCGGACGTTTGCACAGACGTTCGCTGGATGCATTGCTGTTGGGGCAGCAGTGGAGGAAGTGCAATGGCTCCGTGCACTCTCTGTGAGTGGGGTAGCCTTTGTCCTGAGTATTCTGACCGCGCTGGGCGGCCTGCCGGAAGTCAAGAAGACTGAATCGGAAGAAGTGGAGATCACCGAGGAGGACGTATGACAATTAAACAGCGGCCCACTGGAAGAACACTGGTGGGCCGCTTTTGCGCTTTGCGATATTCAGATGAGTATTTGTTCAGTAAATAAAACAGGCCGCAAAAACGGCCTTTATTTGCCAAACAGGCTTATATCACAACTCGTATTTCCATATGAATCCATGAAGAGTTTTTGTTCTTCCCATTGCGTTGTTCACGATTGACGCAGGATTACATCCGACAGCCCTTGCAGCATCTGACATACATTCCCATTTTTTTATTAGCTTTCCATCTTTTGAATACTGAAGGATCGATCTGCTGTTTGGAGTGTCAGCTCCCTTTGGGTGATTGTTCTTATGAGGATCTCTAAGTCCTGTTTTTATAGCATGGTTCATATTTTCTTTGGACGTAACCCATTCAAGATTAGTCACATTATTGTTTTGCTTATTGCCATCTATGTGGTTTACATATTTTTTACCTTCCGCATTCGGAATGAACGCTTCCGCAACAAGTGTATGGATCATTCTGATTTTACTATAACCAAGATGAACAAAAAGATAACCAAGATGATGCCTTATTGGTGTTAATACCTTTGGCTTCATCGTTCCAAGATAATTCAGGCTTCGTACGTTGCCAAGGTTACTGACTTGATATTTTCCTTCGTAACCGGTGATATCTTTGTAAACTTCTTTCAAAATCAACACCTCCATCGATTGGATTATATCACAAGTTCCTATTTTAGTAAACATTAAATTACCCTAAAGGTACCCTAACGCACCCTAAAGTTTTTTTAGGGTGTGTTTTTCATATCCGGAGGTGATGAACCATTGAACAGTGCGGAAACAGTTGACAACCTCGTGCTGAACTGGAAACGCATGGGGATGACACGGGCTGAGATCGTTGTCAAAGAGGCAGAGGCGATGCTCGGCTGGAGTTATGTCTGGGGCGCGACCGGTCAAGACTGCACACCGGAAAAACGGACCTACTTCATGAACAGAAGCGCCATCGGGCCGAAAGATGCGGAGCTGATCATGAAAAGATGCCAGGTGCTGAATGGAAGCTGTGCGCTGTGCGGAGGATGCAAGTTCTATCCGAACGGAGCGCGGACACGGATTCAGGACTGCCATGGATTTGTGAAGGAACTGCACAAGGCTGTCGGTATCACGCTGAAAGGTGGAGGCTGCACCAGTATGTGGAATGACAACAGCAACTGGGCCGTAAAGGGACCGATCTCTGAGATGCCTCCCGGACAGGTGTGCTGTGTATTCAAACACATTGCCTCCACTGGAAAGATGGACCACATGGGAGAGCACATCGGTGCCGGAAATATCATTCACTGCTCCGGAGAAGTGAAACGGGGAAAGACCAGCGAGAAGGGCTGGACGCATTACGCGATTCCCAAAGGAATGGAGGATGATGAACAGATGCCTGTATGGAGAAGCACGATCCGGAAAGGATCGACGGGAGACGATGTTCGGTACTGCCAGGAGATTCTGAACAATCTTGGCTATGACACAGGCGGGATAGACGGCAAGTTCGGAGAGAAAACACGGAAGGCTGTGATGGCATTCCAGCAGACGCATGACCTCGGCGTGGACGGCGTGGTCGGTCCGATGACGTGGGAAAAGCTGGAAGCGGCGAATGACGGAAGCACGGAACAGCCGACGCTTTACATGATAACAATCCGGAACCTGTCGCTGGACCAGGCAAACGCACTGAAGGAACAGTATCCGGATTCAAACATAACAGAATATAAGGGGTGATTGGTATGGCTGCGACAACCGCAAGAACCAAGAAAGACGTAGACGAAATGAGCAGCTCTGACCGGCTGTGGGACTCCCTGGATTATTCCTACGGGAAGAAGGGGGAGAAGATAGGAGCTGAGTATGACAAGCTGGCTTCCCAGCAGGACCGGCAGATGCAGAGCCGTGGCCTTGGCCGGAGCACGATGGCCATGCAGGCGGCGGCGAACGTCGGAAAGCAGAAGATTGACGCGCTGGATGACAACTACAGCCAGCAGATCGCTGATTATGAGAACCGGCTGGGAGATGAGGAAGACAAGGCTTGGCAGAGGGACTTCAGCGAGAGACAGTTTGCCGAGAACACCCGGCAGTTCAATACCAATCTTGCCTATCAGAAGGAAGAGAATGCTGCCCAGCGGGCATGGCAGAGCGGTGAGAGCGCTGCCCAGAGGGGCTGGCAGGGCGAACAGAATGCTGCGGACCGCGCCATGAACCAGGGACAGTTTGACGCCACGATGGCATACAACCGGGAGAGGGCGACGGCTGCTGATAATCAGTGGGCACAGGAGTTCGCCGCGAACCGCGCTGACACTGCGTGGAATCAGAACTATCAGCAGCAGCAGGCAGATCGGTCTCAGGCGAACTGGCAGGCAGAGTTCAACGCCAACAGGTCTGACACGGCATGGAACCAGCGGTACCAGCAGCAGCAGGCTGATCGTTCTCAGGCTAACTGGGAGGCTGAGTTCGGCGAGACTCGCAGGCTGAACGACCGGAACTTCAATTATCAGTTGAGCAGGGATGCAGTCTCTGATGCCCGGTATGCACAGGAGTATGCGGACAGCAGGGCGGACACGGCATGGCAGAAGAGCTTCCAGGAGAGACAGTACGCTGACAGCCGGAGCGATACTGCTTGGCAACAGGCATTCACAGAGAGACAGTGGGAAGCGCAGCAGGCACAGTGGCGTGAAGAGTTCGACTATCAGAAGATGACGAACGATCAGAA